AAGGCCAGTCACGTGATGAAGGTTGGCAAGAATAATGTTATTGAGGTTGAGTGAAAGAATGAAGGAGGAGTAGCTTTGCGGGCTAGACTGCTTACATAAGCACTTTATATAACCTTTATATAACTGACCTCAATAGCTTCCAGATGTACAAGGGCGGTGCCTACTAAACAGTATAAAAAGCCAAGACAAAAACAACTGACTCACTCTGGAGTCAAATGGACAGAAGGAAAGCTCAAAAGAGACACTTTGCCATTCAGAAGAAACTAGAAGCAAAGAAACAAAAGACCGAAGCTGAACACGAGCAACAACAGGAACAACAAGTGGAAACAGCAGAGCCTAGCACGAGTGAGTATGAGCGACAGCAAATTCTTGATCGAGACACCAGAGAAGGATCCAGTACGACGCAAGAGGATCCTTACGGATGTCAAAAAACTTTTGCTTGCCAGATATCACAGCTCACAATTCAACCTAACGCGAGAGGGCTTGATTTTCCACTGCACGAGATTCAGACTGAAAAATACCACGGTAAAGGCCCGTCTGGGGACCCTGAACCGCATGGTAGCACTCACGAGATTTCCAGAACCGTCAATGAGCTTACAGGACCTGCTGGAGCTCAAGAATCTGGAAAACCACTACAAAGTCCCAGACTACGAACGCTACTACCAACAGCAACAGAACTCAGCGGGCCAGGAGGACCCCGAGGAACCATCGACACCAGAATCTCCGGGTCCGCCCATCTTGATGGACCAGGAGGAGGACCAGGCATTCCGGCTCTACGAGGACCAGAACACAACTGGAGAGAACGAGTAGTAATGCTTCAAACCATCTACGCATCTGACGACATCTCAGAAGACTTCAAAGAAGCCTGCACACAAGCCAACTACGCAGATTACATGCGCCTCATCACACAAGTAACCATCCACACTTTTAACGCCATCGTGATCACCATCGAAACCGTGAGTAGCCTTTTTGAGTGGCTGGAACACAATTCACAACTATGGCTCGTGTCAAGCGAACTGTCCGAAGGCAACGTACTCCACTACCACGTGCTTATGTCAACTTCCAAGAGATCGGACAATATAAAACGTACCTTCAATCAGAGCTTCCACAATGCTGGATGCTTCAAAAGTCAGAAAGTGAGATCGCTGCCTGCTCTCCTCCGCTACATCTCCAAACAGCGCATGTCTGCATGGACCAACAGCGAACTGCTGCTGGAAGCATCGACGATAGCAACCTACAGTCCGCTAGTACGATGGCAGACCGAGGAAAACATCAAAAATCCGATGACCAAAGACATCTTACACATCATGCACAACTACAATGCAGTGACCTTACAAGAAATGCTGGAAAAAGCTCCAGAAATTATCGAAAATCACCTACACAAATCCAACCTACAAACGGTGATACACAACTGCCGTCTGTACTACCTGACGACGCACAAGAAACTCAACCTACTACAGAACCTGCCAAACGGGACACCGAATCCGGCAAAGATACACCAATACCTACGCTTCCAGAACATAAACACCGACGAATTCGACAAGAACTTCACACAGTGGGCGCTACAACTCCATCCAAAAAAAAACACAATCGTACTACATGGGCCAAGCAATACAGGAAAAACATCGTTCATCAGGCCTCTGCTCAAACTATACACCTACGCCGAAGCGCACAACGAAAACACATTCAGCTTCTCAGGCTGCTGCGGCAAAGACCTAGTGGTGTGGGAAGAACCACTGATCACGTCAGCCAACATAGACATGTGCAAACTGATATTCGAAGGGACTCCGACAGAAGTACCACACAAATTCAGAGATCCCATCCGGATGGCGCGCACTCCGATCCTAGTGACAACTAACAGACCGCTGTGGCAATTCGTCTCAGCGGAAGAAGCCGCAATCACTAACCGCTGCTTCTATTACAGGTGCGGAAACACCATCACTAGCGACCAGATTGCAAGAGCGTTTGCAACAAATAGTAGACCTTCACCAACAACTGGCCAGACCTATCGATGTCGCATTGAGGGTGGCCGGCCAACCAGGATACAACCCAGCACCAGTGACATCAGCACTACAAGCGGCGGGTGGAGCCTTAAGCCAAGTAGACCCAGCAATACAACTGGGCAATACATTGCTACAGGAAGCCAAGAACCTCTTCAACGACCTGATCTCTCCACTGACGGGCCTACTGGGAGGAACAACAACAACGGACGAAGCAGCAACATCACTGAGCCGAATCCAGGGGGCTCCAACACCACAGGACCTRCAAGCATCGGTGGCACCACAACTGACCGAGGGGGGCTACCTGAACACGGACCCATCTCAACCACAACACGCGGAGCAAATACCGTCTACGTCATCGCAGACACTCCTTTCGCCCAGCTCAGACGTGTTGATGACAGACATATTGGACCTGAACTCCGAGGAAGACCAACTGATCAGGAGACTGGTGAAGAACTCCCATACACTCTTACCGAACTCTTTTGCGAAGCTGACGGGGGGGATCCAGCTCAAGCTGAAACAACCAGTGGAGTGGGCGGGCCGACTGATCCCTCCGGTCTAGGAGCACCCATCAACGAGCAAGACTGGGTGAACTACATCCACTACATTAAACAAACCGCGAATAATGAAATTCTCTAATAGCTACTACGCTTATATAGAAAACCAAAAAAACGACTATCCAGACATAGGTCTAGAACGAAACCCATCTGAATACCAAACGGGCTATCACCGAATACCAAATCAATATTGGGCTAGCTTCCTAACACCTAAAGATTGGTTCAACCTTATCTACAACAACAAAGCATTCCGGGTAGTAGGAGCAAGATGCACGGTCTCAAATATGATACCACTCACTGAGCAAGCAGCCATACAAGGTAACACTACAATCACTACATTCAACAACACCATTTACGCACTGTGCTACACAGACAACAACTACGAAACCGAGTGGGAAGAACCAGCAGCCAGAGATCTATCTTTCATGTGGAGAGAAGGTCTAACTAACGGCGCGCGACACATGTTACCAACTTACAAACACGGAATCTACCGAACAACAACATCACAAGCACACAACGTATTCTACGGGTGGGATCCACTCTGCAAAGCAGAAAACATACTAGAACTAAGACCGGGCAAAAACGCAGTCACATTCGAGTGGCACGCTAAAGAAGAAATATGGCTGAACACACACATGATGCAACAATTCGACCCAACACACACACCGGGGATAGCCAACACCGCTACAGTGTACTCACAAGAAATACACAACCAGACCCATTCCAACGTAACACCGCACTCGCATCTCAACAGATGGATCTCACAAACAGACACAGCACCAGCCACTGCGCGCCACTGGTCCAAACAAGCAATACAGAGACCAGGGATAATGGAACAACAATTCCGATACCCGATACCCAACTGGTTCATCAAAATGATACCGCTTTTCGATTCACAAAACAATCTTATCAAAACTACCGCGCAAGTACTCATCACCATGGAACTTACAGTCGACACTATACCACAGTCGCTCGCAATAAACATGCCTATTATAGACGACATTATAGCGCCAAACCATACTCCAAACAGCGTACCATATTGCATGTTCCGCTACCAGCCAATCATACCTATCAACGTGGGCGTATTACCAGCACCACCGACAAAGGGAGTATTCATACCAGAGCTCCCAGCACGATCAGACCCGACTTCGGATGTCGAATAGAGGACAACACCCGGGGCTGGAACTCCGAACTCAAGCCGCAAACCGAAGACGTGCCTGATGGACATTTGCATGCAACTTATAGCAATGACAACTGTCATATCGATATAACTTGTAATGACACGCAATCCTGCATGAATATACCTAAATGCTGTACTCTTATGTAATCTCATGTAAAAGCAATAAAGGCCTCCTCATCCTCAAAACAAAGATCCGCCTCCCAATCCCCATTTGAGCCAATGGCAGTTCTTGGTCTGTGCTAACATGTACGGCCACAAGGTGGC